GCTTCGTTGTACTTTGTTTGGTTTACTTGCCATAATTAAAAATCTATTCCGTTATCTTCTTCCGCTTTATCTTCAACATCGAACGCTTCACCTGGACTAACTTTCGGAAGTTGTTGGTCGTATTGTTCCAACTCCTGATGTTTATCCAAAGGATCTTCAACATCAATAAATTTCGTCTTATCACCTATCCACTTCAACATTGTTGTATTCGTTGAACCACCTCGATACTTTGCGAATATCACTTCACTGTTTGCTCCTGCATCAATCAATGGATGTTGTGACACATCATAATCATCCATCTCAATATCAATTTTATAATACTCAGGACGATACAAGAACTGCACAATATCCGCATCCTGCTCAATTGCTCCACTCTCACGCAAATCAGATAACATCGGACGTTTACTTGCTCCACGAGTTTCAACAGCTCTCGATAGTTGTGACAAAGCAATAATCGGAATATTCAACTCTTTAGCCAATCGTTTCAATCTTCTTGAGATAGAAGAAATTTCACCTTCTCGATTTCCTTTTACTGATCTATCAGTCATTAACTGGATATAATCAATGATTAGCAACTTAATATCGAATTTACGGACCCATAACTTCGCTTTGATAACTACATCGTTTATATCTGTTTTTCCGCTGTCATCGATATAAAAAGGATATTCGTTCATTCGCTCCTGGTGTTGCGTATAAGTCGCAAAATATTCCTTATGCTCAAATCCATTTTTAAGCAGCTGCTTTAAATGAAAGTTAGTATCAATCGCCACCGTTCGGGCCGTTAATTGTTCGATACTCATTTCAAGCGAAATCATTCCAACACCGTTACCCATTTTGCAATTCTCAATCGCACACTTCAAAACATACGAGGTTTTACCCATTCCAGGACGTGCGGCAACAATTACTAAATCTTGATTGCGATACCCACCCGTGTATTTATTCAACCTTTTGAAGCCTGTATGAACTCCAACCAGTTTTACTTCTTCTTTGTTCGAAGTCAACAATTCCACTTCTTCTTTTAGGTTTTGCAAAGCCGCAGGAAACGACATTGTTTCGCGTCCGGTTGAACTAAAATCAACCACATTATCAAATTCCTTTTGCCAGCGACTCATTAACTCAAAAATATCCGTGGTTTCATCATAAGCCAAAGCAATTATCTTATTGGAAAACATAATCGTTTGCCTAGCCATGTACTTTTGCAATAAAATTCTTGAATGAAACTCAATATGTGCCGACGACGAAATCTTTTGCGTTAAACCAATCAAAAAGAAATCCCCGCCAGCCAACTCTAACAATCCCAATCTTCTTAATTCTGCCGAAACCGTTAACAAATCAATTGGGTTTCCATCTTTGTATAAATTTTGAATTGCGATAAAAACATTTTTATGTTTTTCGTTGTAAAAAATTGCGGGATTAGATATTACTGCTAAAACTTCATCCACGCCTTTAGAATCGACCAACATAGCACCGATAACACCTTCTTCCATGTTTATCGCTTGTGGTAATAATTTTCCGTATTGTACGCTGTTTTCACTCATATTAAAATCCTCCTATTTTTTCTTTTTTTTGATTTGCATTTAATTCAATCACCGGAATTTCAAATTTATTTTGATTCGATATCCAGTTAATTGCAAACTTTCTGAAACGCCCTTCAAGAACATCGCCATCGTATTCTAGTTTTTCCTGCATCACAGTAGCTTCAAAAAGTTGCTCAAATTTGACGAAGTCATTTATTTGTTTTCTATACTGCATCATCAAGGTTTCAAATCTTGAAGGATAATTCATTTCAAAAAAAGCGAGCGAATTTTCCTTTCTCTCTTCTTTATTACTAATATCTTTATTGCTTAAATCTTTATTACTATTATTTGCCGATTTTCCAATGATTGGATTTCCCGATGTTGGATTTCCCAATGATTGGATTTCCAATGATTGGAAATCGGCTATTGGTTTTTTCCTTTTTGGAGTAAAAAAAAGATGATAATCAACTACAAATCCATTACCTGTTTGTTGCTTTTTACGTATTAAAAAACCAAAACTCTCTAACTCCTTCAAACCTTCAGAAATAGCTGATTTCGATTCCTTACATTGAAACGCAATTTTTTCTACAGAGAAATTCCAACCATCAGGTTTTGACTGCATAAAAGAAAACAATCCCTTCGCTTTCAATGATATCATCTTATCATTTAAAAGTAAATTTGGAACCATTCCATAAGGCACAACTTGTTTGGTTAGTTTTGACATAATCTTACTTTTTAAGCGATAAAAACTTAATCTGAGCCATTTGCACGTTTACGATAGAATTCGACACGTTAACCATCGCAGCGGCTTTTTTATAAGTTTCTTCCGTTGGGCTGTTAGCCAACATTTCAAACACCTCCATTAGCTTATTGGATACTTTGTGAGCAGTACTCTCAGCCATTACAATTTCAGCCTGCAAAACCGATGTTTTTGCTACTTCCGGCACATTTTGTTCTTGTGACCAAATAGTTTCCACCTGAAGCTCCTTTTTTGGCTCTACTGCCTTTTTATCGAAGTTTTCTACATCCAGGAATTTAATCGATTCCATAAAATCAGTTAGTTCACTTTCAAGAAAAACGAAAGTTCTGCGATCCGTTTTTATAGCCGCTTTTTGATTAACAATTTTCACTTCAAGAACTTTATATTCCAGCGTTGAAAAAATGAATCGTTCACCTATGAATTGATTTAATTTATTTTGCATGATTTATATTTATTGGTTTATTTTATTTATTTCAGTATCGTAACGGTCTTCCCAAAAATTCATAATTTCAATAGCATCCAGTCCCGAAGCAATCAATTCTTTAGTTATAGAATCAGCTCTTAAAACAAGATCATTATTTGCCACTTTTTCTAAACTTCCTGGACTTTCAATCTCATTAAGAAAATCAGTGTACAACTGCTTGTATTCCTTATCATATTGCATCCTTCCATCATGCCCACTCACACCATGCATGATAGACGCATGATTTTTATTTAAAAAATGGCCTATACTAGAAAAACATTCACCTTCTTTTCTCAACTGCACACTAATTGCGCAGCGTGCAAAAACATTAAAACGACTCCTAGCTTTATTTTTAGGATTTACCCCGTAAATTTTCTCAGCTATATCAGATAATTAATTTGCTTTTGCTTCATTTACTTTAATACTACTCATGCTGTTTATTTATTTTTTGGTTTAGTTTAATCGTATTCCTTTTTAGTTTAATAACTTCCGGCATATCCTTTATGATTTTCTGAACCAATTCCGGTTCCCGAACGCCTAAAAAACGTTTTACTATTGAAGCATCAGACATTGTGTTTTTCAAAAAGTTTTCCGTTTTTGTCCTCAGAATATAATTTGAAGGCTCAAAATTTCTTTTATTCCCATCAATGAATTCTACATTGCAATTCTCAGGAATTGGACCAAAATTCTTTTCATAGATCATTCGATGTTTTGACACAAAATTTTTATTATTGGCTTCACCGTTTTTCAAGTGCCTTATTTTTATTTCAATGTAACCATCTTTAGAAACTCGTTCCGTACCTATTGGAACGGTATTATGTGGGTCCGAACCTTTTTTAAACCGAGTTGCTTTGGTTTTCTCAATTTTTTCAGGCGACATATAATCACTTTGCTTTTTACCTTTATTCCAACCAGGCATATTTTTTGGAAACCGAGTTGCAACACCAATATCATTTACATTAGATATTCGCCCACCCATCCCGGATGCATGAAAAAAATCACTTTTTTTAATCCCTAAAACACTAGCATGACCTGTAATTGATGAAATCGTTCTTCCTGGTAAAAGCTTCAATAAATCCTGAGTATATGAATCAGCATATTTTTCACGCAAAATGCTATCTTCTTCCAAAGTCCAAGTCCTGCTCATGCCCTATTTTTTTACAAACATTATTAATTGACACCTGGAACGCTTCAACGTTCTTGAATTGCCATTCCAATTCCTCTACAACTGTAGGCACGTATAAATAAGTGATTTGGTACTTGTGACCAATATTTCGCCTATTGTATCCATGAACTTTCGACAAAAGAAAAACAACCACTTTCTTGAAAAATGTATTTTTAAAACATACTATTTCGTAAATACTGCAACCAAACTCCATACACACGGCATCTTCTATTATTTTGGCTTTTTCAAGGTTGAAAGTGGTTGTATTCATGATTTTACAATTCAAAAATTTTCAAATCTGGATGTAATAATTTGATTTTATCCAATTCACCACCAATGATCACTTTCGTTTCTTCATCAATTAATTGTTTTAAATCAGGAGAAATCAATGAACAACTGAAATCAGATGTGATGTTGATTTCAACCTCTAATCGTACTTTGTCCTGACCTACAAAAACTGGTAATTCCAAAATAAAACCATCAGGAATATTACTTTCCACAAGCTGGTGGATCAAAACCCTAGTATTGGCACGAGTATCTGATTTTAATTCAATCTCTTTATTTACTTTTCCTTCAAAATTTCGAAGCTCAGAAACCAACTTCATAGCTATTTCTTTGTTCTCAAAATAATGGCGGTTCATTTTTATAAAATCAGCCAACTGAAGCGTGTTATACGTTTTTGAGCCATTAATATCAAATTTCTTTAAATCCGGATGCAGTTTCAAAACTCCTTTTATTGTATCAGGAAATCTTCTACGTACCGAGTAATACAAATTCAAAAACAATTCACTGTAGGAGAATTCAATTTTAGAGTTTACCAAATCTTCATTCTCAATCCCTTTTTTTACTAAAAATTCATGTACCGCCGCAATCGAAGCGTCTTTTACTTCAATGCTTTTATCATGATAAACAGGTTCCGCAGCACCATTCAAGACCACCAATTCCTTCACACCGTTTTCTACGGTAATTTTCAATTCTTTTTCCATGATTATTGCGCTTTTCTTAAATGATCTGTAATACTGTACTGTTGTTCCTCTGGGCGTAGGTTTCGCTCAAAAACAAGCTTCCCTTCTTTAGAGTAATACCCCATTTTACTTTCTTCGATGTCTTTTAATAAATAGACATCTTCAGTAACTTCTTCAACCTGCGTTCGAATCATTTGCAAGTTTTTAGCAATGGTTTGCTTTACTGGTTTTGTAGCTGCTTTAAAAATCTCTTTTGCAACCTTTAATTTTTGTTCTTCCTGATCCACAGTAATCATGTCCTGTGACAAGTGCGATTGTAGTTCCTGAATTTCGCCAGTAGACAATTCTCTAGGATAAGAGAAAGACTCTACTTTTTCAGCCGAATTTTTCAGCTGTTCTAGTCGATCGCTCGCGCTTTCGCCTACTAAAATTTGTTTTTCCATTTATATTTAATTATTTAGTTACTACTTAAAAACTTGCAAACTCTTTTGGTAAACATGATTTCCCACCAAATAAAAACATAGATATTTTATTAAATAATGCTCTCATACTTACTCTAGTTTACCGTTATACAAATCAGGATTACTGGAATTTTTTTTGCAGTACACCTTATAAAAATTAACTGCTAGAGAAAATAAAAACCAAGAAGTGATTAACAAAATACTAGATGCAACACCTATGATCACAAACCAAAAAATCAACTTTACTATTTCCATGATTTATTTATTTTTACGTTTAAATTTTCGAACTTCAGTTGTAAAATTTGCTACAACATGATCAGGTATCGTATCCTCATACAACCACTTTTTATAGCGATCAAAAATCGATTGCTCTTCGGGCGTTTTTAATACTGCAGGAGCATTTAATTGAATTACACACATTTTCCACAAAGTTTACAGGTTTCTATTATATCAAAATACGCTTCAGGAAAACAAAGCTTTACACCTTCACATTTAAGAACCACTTCATCAATCACAGTGATTTCTTTTGTTTCAGCAGTAGTTTTTACTATATCAATCTTCATAACCTAATCTTCTTATTGCACTGGTTAATACCATAATTCTTTTGCAACCATTTGCTTCTTGGTAAGTTTCGGTAGGTTTTATTTTTCCGTTTAAAATCCAGTCATTCACCGTTTTTTTATCCTTAACTGGAAGTAGTTTATTGTCTGCAATTTCCTTAAGAGAAAGCGCTTTTCTACGCATGAGCTTTTTACGAAGCAAATCTTTTCCTGCTTCAAATTCCCGAATAGAAACAATCACGAGTCCATGAGATTTAAGAGTCTCAATAAAATCATTTGCGTTGATGTATTTTGGTGCTGACATGATCTAAAAATAATTTTAGCTAAAGTTTTGAATTGATTTTCCTAAAAATCTGTTTACAAAATAAGTCTGACCATATCCAGTCACTTTTGCAGTTTTAGAAATAGACGTATGACCATCAGAATGAGCTATTACCGTTTCTTTTATTTCGAATAAACCTGAATTCATTGCTTTTTGAGTTGGCATATTAAAATCAGTACCTTTTCTAGAAATTAAGTAACCGTGACTTCTTAACCAATCAAAAAATCTATTTTGACCAATTTCAATTCCGTTTTGTTTTAGGATTTTTGCCAATTCACCTACTAAGATTGTAGTTTTTGACGCAGAAACAGCATCGGCAAAAATTCGTTTAGGTTCTAGTAATTTAATTGTAGAATTTGCTGCAATTAATTGTTCGTTTGCTTTTTCAACTTCATAGGCTAATCTTCCAGCTTCAAGTAAAGCTTCTGCATAAGTTCCAGGCACTTTCAACTGATTTTCTAATTTTTCCAAATAAGCTATAATTGCTTTGCGAACAAATTTACTTTCACGAACAAGAACTTGTTTAGCTTGAGAGATTGTTAATTCAAACATTGGCTGTTCTTTATTTTGAGAATTTTTATATGAGGACGGCTGAATTTTCAGCCGACCTATTTCATCCTCAAATTCATCACGAATTATCACTAAAAGATTTTTGTGTTCTAATTCTGAACGATTGCCTTCTTGCGATCTAAAAAGGTTAATTTGTTTTACAAGCTCTAAACTTGTAACAGTTTCCGCTTGGGAAATTTTTTCTAGGTACATATTATTCAGCTTTAAGTTTTTCAACAACAGATTCTAAAACATCACAAACATTTTCATCAACTTGCCGAAAATGCCAAAAGTTCCAAAGTCGTTTTTCATCAACTTCAGGATAAAAATGAAGCACAATAGCTTTCAAGGCATCAAATGATCTAAAACCATTTTGAAAAAAATACATCAGAACATTAGATGAATTACCTACAGTTTCTATACGCCTCAAAGTTTTTATATCTCTAGGTGAAAGTTTTATATTTTTAGTTAACGGCATAACTTTTGTATATTTGTTAATTATATTATGTGAATAATTACTAAACAAATATAGTACTTACTAAACTAAATGCAAAATTTATTTTGTATTATTTTAGTAAATATTTTCTATTAACATCTAACTAATTGATTATGTACAACTTAACTAAAAAGGAAAAATTAGATTTTATTAAGCAAAAAATAAAAGAACTTAATATTTCTGCTTATACAATCTCAAAAAAGATTAATCTAACCGAAGCCGGCATAGGAAAAATACTAAACGGAACAATTAAAAATCCACACGAAAGCACAATTGACATGCTTTTATTATACTTAGAAGAAAAAGTATTAGCTAGTGAAATAAATAAAGTAGAAGAAACTCAAGAAACTTATTTTAATCCAAATTTAGATTTGAAAAAATATGTCAATTGCATAGAACGAGAAAGTAAATTATTAAAGGAAATCCATAAACTTCACAGTTTATTAAGAAAAAACAATATTGAATTCAAAGATTTTTTTGAAGACGAAGATTAAAACAATTATATTTGAAAGAAAAAATATTTAATTATGGATGCAAAATCAATACAAATAATCCTTTTTATTGCTGGCGCAATGGTATTATTTATCGTTTTAAGAAGTGTAAATTTATGGTACTGGAAAATTGACGAACAGATCGAAAATCAAAAAAAAATTATTGATTTATTAGAGAAGCTAAATTCAAAAAAAGATTTAGAATAAATAATATTTTACCCAATAATATCAAACAACGCTTTATCCCGTATCGCTTCGGGATATTTGTCTTTATAATAATTATCAACATCGTCACGCTCGTGGCCCATTAGTTCCCGGATCACATCGGTTTCAATATTCAGGATTTTAGCAAGGTTCGCAAAGGTATGGCGAGCCACTTTTATTCCAATATTTCCACCATCCGGCAAAACTTCAAGTTCATTTTTTGTTTGCACAATCAAAATATCCCTTTGGTAATTCCTACGAAAAGTAATATAGGATTCATTCTCTTTTTTCCAAGGAAATAACCAGTCGCCATCATTAGCGTATTTTGCCAATAGCGCGCTTGCTTTGGGATGTACTTTTAAATCTATTCGGGTTCCAGTATTGGTTTTGGTCCGTTCAAAAACAATACGCCCTTTACGTATTTGCCTTTTTTTTAGGTAATACAAATCAATCAAATCACACCCGCCAAAATAGAACTGCAACAAAAATAGATCTACATATTTCTGTTTTTCATTTTTCAGGTCTAAATTTTCCAATTTTACCAAAGTTTCACGATCCAGGTACTTTTTTTGAGAATCAAAGCTTCGGGTTTTCAATCCATCAAAAACGCCAGTAAACGGTTTTTGGTCCGCAAACTTGTGCATCAGGATGCCTTTATTATAAATCGAGCGCAAAGTGCGCAAATATAAATGAATAGTAGATTTCGAATTCCCAATGCTAATATTGTAATTCTTAAAACGCATCAAAATTTCATAATCTAAGTTTTGCAAAGAAACGTTTTTTCCGAAATTCTCAAATTGCGCAATCACATTTTCATAACAGCGTACATTACCAAGCAATTTATTTTTCGCCTTCAAATCATACTTACCTACATTTTCAGCCACGCTTTTCATTTCCGAAACCAGTTTTGCAGCATAATCCAAAAATCCAATTTGCGAAAAATCCATCGCAAACATGTCCTGGTATGTTTGTTCAACATCAGTAACGCCACTCAAAATCAATTTGCGCGCTCTAATTTTCAGCTCCATTATAATAGGAGCCAAAATATCATAATCAGGATGTTTACTAGAAATCGTTTTTCCGTCCTGGATAAAATGACTAGCTGCACAAAAAGCGATCGTTTTAGATTTCCGTTTATTTTGGTGCGCAATTTCCACCACCAAAGGAAAACCATCTTCAGTCTCTTTTCGCGAAGTAATTAGTTTGATTTCAATTTTCATGTTCGTGATTTGTTCGTGAAAATGTTGTAAAATGTTGCTTTTTGTCGTGGTAAATGTAAGAA